ATTCGAGTCGTAAAAAGATAAAAAAAGCGGTATAAATAAAAACAGGAAACTTTTTGTGTAAATAGTGGCTTCTAGGGCATTCAAAGATATCAATTTATCCTTCAAACGTCATCCTGTGACGAATGATGTGGTGACAATTCGCAATGAAGATGCTATAAAAAGGTCTGTAAGGAACATAATTTTCACAATTCTTGGTGAAAAACCATTTGAACCCAATTTTGGATCAGTTATTAATGAATCTTTATTTGATTTAAACACTAATTTAAGTGAAATAAGAGTTTCAGATGAAATTAGATCATCTTTACTCATATATGAACCTCGAATTAGTAATGTTGATGTAAATGTTACGATTGCACCTGATACAAACGAAATGAATTGCACGGTTCAATATGATATTACTGGAATTCCAACACCAACACAAGAAGTAGACGTTCTCCTATTCCCAGCTAGAGTATAATGGCTTTCGGACAATATGTTAATTTAGATTTTGATCAAATCAAGACATCCATCAGAGATTATCTGAGGGCAAATACTAATTTTACTGATTATGACTTTGAGGGATCAAACCTTTCAATAATTATTGATGCATTAGCATATAATACTTACACGACTGCTTATAATACTAATATGGCAGCAAACGAGTGTTTTCTTGATTCCGCTACACTTCGAGAAAACGTTGTTGCACTTGCCAGAAATATTGGTTATGTTCCAAGATCTCGTAGATCCGCAAGAGCAAGAATATCTTTTACCGTTGATGGACTTATAGAGACATCAACACTTACAATTAACGCTGGTATTGTTTGTAACGGTGCTGGAGACAATACAAACTACATATTTTGCATTCCAGAGGATATTACAGTCCCTGTTGTGAACGGATTTGCTGAATTTAATAATATTGAGATATATGAAGGTGTTTACATCTCTCAAGACTTTACTGTTGATACGTCTTTGTTTAATCAGAGGTATATTCTTGATAATTCTTTCATTGATACATCAACAATTAAAATTAAAGTTAAATCTTCATCAACGGCGACTTCATCAGTCACTTATACGCAAATTGATAACATTGTAGGTGTAACATCAACATCAAATTCTTACTTGTTACAGGAAATTGAAGATGAGAGGTATGAATTAATTTTTGGTGATAACGTAATTGGTAAAAAACTATCAAATAGTAACGTTGTTACCGCCTCTTACATTGTAACTGACGGAAAAGAAGGAAATGGTGCTTCAGAATTTAGTTTTGTAGGAAATATTACAAATCAGGACGGTGCAGCGATTAATGCTGATCTCATATCACTTGTTTCAACTGATGAGAAGTCAAGAGATGGTGATGAAATTGAATCTATCTCTTCAATTAAGTATTTTGCGCCCAGAATTTACTCATCTCAGTATCGTGCGGTCACAGCGTCTGATTATGAATCAGTTTTAGGTTATATTTACCCTAATGTTGAATCTGTGACAGCTTTTGGTGGTGAAGAAATGAGTCCACCTCGTTTTGGTAAAGTTTTTATCTCAGTTAAACCTCGAAACGGTGATTTTTTATCGGATGAAACAAAAAGAGAGTTAATTCAAAGATTGAAGAGTTATGCAGTCGCTGGAATTGTGCCAGAATTTATTGATTTAAAATATTTGTATGTTGAACTCAATACAACACCATACTACAATCCAAGTTTGAATGATGATGTCAATAATCTTAAAACTGGTGTTTCAAATGCTCTCACACAGTATTCACGTTCAATCGATGTTAATAAATTTGGTGGTAGATTCAAATATAGTAAGGCAGTGTCATTGATTGATAGCGTTGACTCATCAATTACATCAAATATCACTTTAGTCACAATTCGACGTAATCTAAAAGCAGTTTTAGGTCAATTTGCACAGTATGAAGTTTGTTATGGTAATATGTTCCATACTCAAGAAAGTGCGTATAACGTAGTGTCAACAGGATTTACAATTGAAGGTGTGACAGGAACTGTTTACCTCGCTGATGAAGTAATTAATCGTGAAAAAGGAAGAATATTCTTCTTTACATACACAGAGGGTTCAACACCTAATATTGTAAAGAAAAATGCTGGATCAGTTGATTATATGACTGGTGAAGTTCTTATAGATACTGTAAATATACTTTCAACAGTAGTTGCAAACGGTGTGGTTGAAATTCAAGCAATTCCACATTCAAATGACATTGTTGGACTTCGTGATTTATATGTCAAGTTTGATATGACAAACACAACAATTAATATGGTTCAAGATTTAATCGCATCAGGTGAAAACACATCTGGATCAAGATTTGTTCATACTCACAGCTACTATACTCCAACTTTCACGAGAAAATCAAATTCTCCAGTTTCAACTGCTGCTGCAATTCTTCCATCAACTGCTTCTTCAACTGCAACTAGAACTACAACTGGTGGTACTTACGGAACTGCAACCACTACATCAAGCCCAACTCCTACTACAACCACATCATCTGGTGGCGGTGGTGGATCTAGCTACGGCGGCGGATATTAATGATAGACACATCAATACAAAGAGTCGAAATCAATCAGGTAATTGAGAATCAGTTACCTGAGTTTGTACAATCAGAAAGCCCACTTTTTGTGGACTTTATGAAACAATACTATATCTCTCAAGAATATCAAGGTGGATCAATCAATATTTCTGAGAATCTTGACAGATATACTAAACTACAAACATATGTTGGTGCTGCACTCACAGAATACACTGGATTATCAACAGATACAGAATCATATTCCTCTACAATTTTTGTTGATTCGACAAAAGGATATCCAAGCAAGTATGGATTGTTAAAAATAGATGATGAGATTATTACATACACTGGAATTGGCACAACTTCATTCACTGGTTGTGTTCGAGGGTTTAGTGGCGTTGATAACTTAGATCAACCCACAAGACCAGATTTATTATCTTTTAATACAACTGTGGGGACATCTCATACTGGTGGTAGCAAAGTTCATAATTTATCAAATCTTTTTATTCGTGAATTTTTTAGTAAGTTAAAGACAACTTATGCAAGTGGTTTTGAGAATCGTAAATTAAGTGGTGATATAGATCAAGTTAAATTTATTCGTCAAATTAAAGATTTTTATCGTACAAAGGGAACTGAGGAGTCATATAAAATTTTATTCAGAGCTTTATATGGTCAAGAAGTTAATATTATTAAACCATCTGATTTTTTAATCAAACCATCAGACGCTGATTATGGTTTTGCACAAGATTTTGTTGTTAAAGCTATCACTGGGGATCCTCGTAACTTAAAAGGATCAACACTTTTTCAAGATGAAGACGAAGATGATAAGAATATTCGAGGAGCATCTGGTGCGATATCTGATGTAAAAGACTTTTTGTATGATGGAGAACACTACTATCAAATTAGTGTGTCACAAGATTCAATTGATGGGAACTTTATAGTTCCAGGCAGAACTCGTGTAACAGATCCTGTATCAATTGGTGCAACTACAATCACAGTTGATACCACAGTTGGATTTCCTACGAGTGGTTCTATCTCTCTACCAACAGCGAGTGTTGCTGGAATTGTAACTTATACAAGTAAAACTGCAAATCAATTTGTTGGATTACCAACTGCTGTTGATACTTTAAGTATTGGTGATGATGTAAGATATAATAATGTTGCGTATGGATACTCTTTTGCAAGTACAACAAATAAAATAGAAGTTTTAATCACAGGTGTTTTAAAAGACTTTCCAATTCCCGACACTACGTTTTACTTTAATAAGGGAGATAAGATTAAAGTTGGTGCATTTGGTATTAATAAAAGTTCTGAAGATTTTAATTTTGGATCTTATGTTTATAATACATCTGTAAAATTTACTCCAAAGACTATCACAAGACAGTCAAGTAGTAGTTTCAGTATTGAAACTCTCTCAGCTCATGGACTTTTAGAGGAAGATGCAGTTGAAGTTTTAGATGGACAAAATATATTATTGGGAGTTGGTCGTGTTTTAAGTGTTATCAGTAGTTCAACTTTCATTCTAGGTGATTTGCCTGGCGTTGGCGAGTTTAACATTGCATCTATACGAAGAAGATTAAAGAAAGGAAATAGTTCTCTTCACACTAATATCAACAAATATACAACTGATGTTCAAAATACATATGATCATGATAGTGACAATGAGTTAGCATTACCACCACATCCTCATGCCTACGTTGCCTCACCATCTTTACCGAGTTTAGGTAATGAACCTATAGTTGCACCAGATCGTTCTATAACATGGACTGGCGCCACTGGTGGAGACGTTATACAATTAATACAGGTTACAGAGGGTGCAGCTGATCATGGATTCTATTCGGGAGAGGTTGTTACATATAATGCGATTAGTGGTTTTCTAGGTCAATTAATTGATGGTAAAAATTATTATGTGAGTCGTATTGATTCCAACAATATTCGTCTCGCAAACTCTCTACCTGATCTTGTAAATGGTGATTTTGTAGATGCAACAGGAAATGGAACATTCAAAATATCTGTTCCTGATCTTGCAAACAAAAAACTCGATCATCAAAAATTATTAAAGAGATTTTCTTTAAATCCACTGTTTGATGGGGCAAGGCGTGAGACAGCGCCAGGCACCACTGGCATGTTCGTAAATGGTGTGGAGATATCAAACTATAAGTCAGGTGATGTTATATTTTTTGGTGGTATAGAATCGATTGATGTTTTAGAGGGTGGATCTCAATTTGATGTAATTACCCCACCAACAGTCAGTGTTGAAAGTCTAACTGGTGCTGGTGTCAGTGCAACTGCAAACGTAAAAGGTCAATTTGAAAGAATTGATGTTATAGATTCTGGTTTTGACTACGTTGCACCACCTATTGTAGAAATTAGTGGTGGTAATGGTCAAAATGCAATCGCAAGAGCAAGATTAAAACAAGTTGATCACTTTGTTGACTTTGATGCATCATCTACAGGTAATGCAATTAATATTGCAAATGATACGATTGGTTTTGGAACATTCCACAAATTCCGTGATGGAGAGGCAGTAATTTATAAAACATTCAATACTGGTGCGATTGGTATCGCAAGTGCTGGTATTACAACAGATCAAATTCAACAAACACCTGATCAAAGACTTGTTGATGAATCAATTTACTTTGTATCAAAAGTCAACCAGACAACTATCAAACTCGCAAACAATGAGAATGATGCGATAACAAAATCTAACTTACTCAATCTCACTGGTTTTGCAGACGGATCACAGAGATTTCAAAGTTTAAGAAAAAAATTAGTTTTAGGACAAGTTATTATTGATAATCCTGGCGAAGGATATGAAAATAAAAGAAGATTAATACCTACATCTGGAATCAACACATACTCTGATTTTATTGAATATGCTAATCATGGATTTAAAGATGGAGAAATTATTCGATATTCAAATGATGGAGTTAAGATTGGTGGACTTGATACAGATCAAGACTACTATGTTTTAAAAGTAAGTGACAATCGTTTTAGACTTGCATCTGCTGGCATAGGAACAACTCTATCTAATGCTAATTATTTGTCAAAACAATTTGTTGGAATGACATCAGTTGGATCTGGGGAACATGTATTTAACTATCCTCCAATTGTTGTTAACGTGAAAGGAACAATTGGAATTAATACAGCAGAACCTGAGAACTATCATGCAAGAGTAAATCCAATTGTAAGAGGTTCGATTACCTCGATCAACGTTGAGAAGCCTGGAATAGGATATGGAAATGACTCTACATTTAACTTTAGTATTCCTCCACAGGTTCGTGTATCATCTGGATCATCATCTGAATATAAGGCAATTGTTGCAAATGGAAGAATACAATCTGTAATTGTAACTCGATCTGGTGGTGAATATACCTCTACTCCCGATTTAACAATTTTGGGTGATGGAGTTGGTGCAAAAATTATATCATCAATTTCTAATGGTAGTGTTGATAAAGTTACTGTTGATAATGGTGGAGTTGGATATTCAACTGCGACAGTGGGAGTTCAAGAGGTAATCCCTGGCACTGGTGCTGCGTTTTTAACAAAAATTAATTCTTGGTCTGTCAATAACGTTAAAAGGTATGAAGATATATTCTATGGTGATGACGGATTCTTATCAAGAGGAGATAATGATGAGGGTATCAAGTTTACATCATTCTATGCACCAAGAGGTCTACGAAAAATATTGAAGTCTAAGAATAGTGATGGAACTATTGATTATACATCAAATGACTTAAATCTTCTAAACAACGCAGAGCAGGTATCTTTAAACCATTCACCGATTATTGGTTGGGCATATGATGGCAATCCAATTTATGGCCCTTATGGATATGATCGTAAAGATGGTGGTATTGTAAGAATCATGACATCTGGATACTCTCTTAAAACAACAAGAGAGAATGGCCCTCCAATATCCACTTTCCCACTAGGATTTTTCATTGAAGATTATGAGTATCTTGGAAATGGTGACTTAGATGAAAATAACGGAAGATACTGTGTTACTCCAGATTATCCAAATGGAACTTTTGCTTATTTCGCAACAATCAATCCAAATGAGAACGAAACTAGCGGGACATTTAAAAATTTCCGTTCTCCAGTATTCCCATACTTGATTGGTGCAAATTATGCTGCAAAACCTGATGAGTTTAACTTTATTGAAACAAACAATCAAGATCTTGATTTAAATACGTTAGGACTAAGAAGAAATACAAATCCATACAAACTTGATAATTCTGGAGCTGAGTATGAAGGAATTCATGATAGTCGAAAGAAAGTTGAACAAGAGATCGAGGTTAATTATGCATCGCCTGGTAGAATAAACAAATATGAATTATTGAGTGCTGGATCTGGATATCAAGTTAAAGATGATCTTAGAATACAAAATCTAGGAAAAGGAAATGGATTCTCAGCTGAGGT